CGCCGCGCCGGTCAGTTCAGCATTGCCATAATTGCGTGCTGTGCTGGCCCCCAGATCGTTTACGTTAGCCGCGTAATTAACACCCGACGCGTTTAGCTGCTGCGCTGCGGTTGGCGCAAAACCTGTCAACCCTGCCAAAGCATTGCGCTGGGTGGCTTGATTGCTACCAAAGCGGTTGTAGGCGTTTTGAAATTCTTGGCTCGCCAGATCTTGTGCAAAGCGTTGCTCGCCTTTTAACGTGGCGCCTGACAGCAAACCGCCCCGGCTTGCGGCGCTGCGGTCCATTGCTTTCATGCCTTCGGACAAGCGAAAACCGTAACCCGGATCTGCTTGATAGTCAGCCATTGAAAACGGACGCACCAGATCGCCGCCAGGCATTACGCCTTTTGTGTAGGCGGGAAGCGCGTTTACCCCGGCTTGATAGAACGGTTGCTGACGGGCTACTTGGTCCTCGTACATTTTCGATTGCAGTTGCGTTGCAGTCTGGTTAGCTCCCGCCAACCGATTTGCCGCGTCCATGCTGGCTTGGCCTAATTTGTTCGCGCCGTATAGCCCCGCCAAACTGCTAATGGCTGCGCCGCCCAAACGGGATATTGCATCTTTAGACAACCCCGTAAATGAAGACAACTGGTCAAACAAGCCCTGAGTGGCTGCGCCCCCTGCACCCCCCGCAATAGTAGCCCCGCCGCCCGAGGCTACAAAGTTTGACAACGCAGAACCAGTCAAACCCGCGTCCATGCCCATCTGTTGCAACCCAAGGGCGTTTCCTGTTAAACCTCCGCCTGCGGCTGCGCCAGCACCTGCTGCTGCTCCATACGCTTCAGCACCCGCGCCTACGCCCGCATTGAGTCCACCATAGAGATCAAACCCGGCGCTGGCAGCTTCACCGGCAGTAATCGCGCCTGCGGCCTCTGCCCCCGCAATCTCCGCAGCACCAACCGAGCTTGCCGGTATGCCGTAATAGGCAGCAACGGCGGTTACAACTAGGGGTAAGTTGTCGGTTGCAAAAGTAGCAACGTCATCCACGGCGCTGGTAAAAACGCCTGCAACATCCGAAATAGCATCCGTTATGCTTGAGAAGAAACCCATTTAACTAACCTCCCGCCCAGAGGCGCGAATGTTGATGGCCGTTGCCGTTCCAGCAATGGTCGAGATAAACCCGCTTGCCATCAGCACCTGACCGACAATCTCGGGAAAAGTGTACACCTCGCTGGCGGCAAGTGTCTTGGTCTTGGTAATCAAGTTCTGATTGCCAGCCGTGTCAGCAGCAGTGACCAGATTCACACTAAGCGTCGCCGCCGTTGCGCTGAAGTTGGTCGCCGTGAACTTGTCGATGATTGTGGTGACGTTGGTTGCGGTGTATTGAGTTGTTTGACTGTTCTCGGCTGTTTTAGCCGGAATCAGCACTTTTACGGTAACGGTCATGGTTGGCTCCGGTTAAGTAAAGCTGACTTCGATGGTTGACGTTGTCGGCGGCGCTGTCGAAAACACCAGATTTGATCCACTAAGCGAGTAGGTGTTCTTTTGCTGGTAAACGCCATTGATGTAGACGTTCGTGGTGTTCTCGTTGGTTGCGTTGCCCAAGTTAAAACTGACCGTGGTGCCATCGCCGGTAAAGTTTGTAATAACAGGTACACCCCCACCGCTGCTGGTGATGTTGTCGTAGGTTGCAATCAACACCGCTGCCGAAGTTTGCAGGACAAACTTGTAACTAGCAAACAGCAACCAAATCTCGCCACCCGGCACCCGCCCTGCGGAGTTCAGCACAATTGGATTGGTGTGCGCCGTTGTACCCGCGCTGGTTGTATAGGTGGCCTGCGGTGTTGTGGTGCCTGCCGCGTAGGTGTAGATCAAACCACCGGCCAACGGCGCCCCGTTGTTGTCAAAGAACTGCCAGCCTACGCCACCAAACGCTGAGAGGTTTACATTAGCCATTTGAAATCCTGTTTAAAATTAGGTTAACGTAACTGTTTTGGTGAGGCCGCCCAGTCTAAATTTTAAATTGCTTCCGTCATACCAAAAATCACCATCTACGGGGGACGTTGGGGCTGTCCCCGCAACAAGGTTAATCGGAGCCTTGGATGTCGTAGCACCATTAAAAGTTAGCTTACCGTTTTGATCCCAAAAACACACCGAATCAGCAAGAGATAGTGACGCGCCTCCAGTCGTTGGGCGCATAAGAATATGAATTTTTCCAACACCGCCGCCACTAGTTCGTTCAGCGGCAATTCCCTGTCGGCCACTACCATTAACAGAATCAACAGTAAATATAATTCCCGTTCCCGCTCCTGAGTTAGCTTCATCACTGTTTTGAAGTTCATAAGCAAACTTAAATGGGTTTGTTACATCACCTTTATTGTCAAGCCTATGCCCAACAAATGATTGGGATATACCTGGGTTTGCTCCATCGGCTGGTATTTCAATAAAGTTTCGTTGCCCCGCGTCTACAAAATCGGCTGAGCCGGACATGGCAAAAACCATGTTATCTGTAGCACCGTTATCAAAGCCTAAGTTAAACGGACCATTTGCCTCATCTACATCGCCGCCAAAAAAATAATTGTTCTGTGCGCCAGAGGTAAACCGAATACCATAGCCCGTGTTATTTTCACAAAGCGTTCCAATAAAAGTATTGTGGGAACAGACTTCTAACCGAATACCATCTGCGCCGTTTGTGTAGCTTCTAAAATTGACCGCTGTTCCAGCATTTGCATCGCGGGTTGTTGATGAAATGTACAACCCATAGCCACCGTTCCCTGTAGTTACGCAGTTATACATTGTCCAAACATTGGCGTTGTTGCCGCTAGCAGTTTGATCTCCAATGTTTATTCCGCTTGTCCCCATATTGCGAACACAAACATTACGCAACATCACGCTTGGGCTAAGAATTTTTATTCCGTTCCCAGACGCAACAGTGTTTGTTTTGTCGAGGGTAAGTCCCTCAATGGCGCAAGAAGGATACGTTATAGAAATTGCATCTCCGCTAAGAGTGTCAGATCGACGCAAGATCACAGCACAATCAGACCCGGTAGAAGGAGATTCAGTACCTAATCCGCGCAGCACTACACCTTTTACATCGAGCAAGATTTGCGCTGAGAACTCGTAAGACCCCGGAGGAATAGTTATTACACCACCGTTCGTTCCTACGAATGATTGTATTGCCGCATTAAATGCAGCGGCGTTGGCTGCGGCTGGTCCACCAGCAACTGCGCCAAAATCGAGAACATTAACGGACGTTCCGTTAATCATTGAATAAGAAACTTTTGTAAGCGACATTTTAAGCCCTATTTTAAATACGAAATTGAAGCAACTACATAGCGCCCCGCACTTGCAACAATAGGTATTCCAGCTAAAGTGTTACTAGCATAAAGTAATATAGTAGTGGTTCCAGAAATAATATATGACACAGGCGATGATGCTCCAAAATCAATTGCCGCTGAACCTACGGAAAAGGTTGATGCAGCCGTAAAAGGCATCCCCGTAATTTGTGTTGACCCTAACGCGCCGGTGGTATCTACGTTAAAAAAACCAACTTGTACTGTGACTAATCGACCTACTACTGTGTAATACGCCGTAACAGTTATAGGCGTTGTTGGCGCGGTAATTGAAGCAGTTAATGTAGCGGTAAATGTGCCTTCCTCATACCAGTTTAGCAACTGGCTTGTCATACCTGCTGCTGGAGTGTTGGCCGTAAAGTTAAACCCCTTTGCCGCTGTTGCTTGAACTACGTTATCCCCGACGTAAATCTTTTTTACCACCGCCAACCCGCCAGCCGTCTTAAGCGCAGCGGCGGTGGTGCTGGATGCGTCTGTGGTGTCGGTGCCAGCAATCGTTGTAGCTGTTACTGCGGCCGGCGTTGTAGCGCCCACAGTCCCGTTGATGTTGATGCTGGCGGTGCCGGTCAGGTTTGTGACGGTGCCGCTGGACGGTGTACCCAAAGCACCGCCGTTGACCACAAACGCGCCTGCCGTTCCGGTATTGACCCCAAGCGCAGTAACAACGCCCGTTCCGGTTGTGGTGGTAGCTGGAGTTACGCCAGACCCACCGCCAAGGACCAACGCGCCAGCCGCAAGCGCCGCCGAGGTTGCCCAGGTTGACGTGCTGGAGAAGTAAGGGATGCCGCCAGAGGTTCCCGCAATCGTGAACGCCGGGGTTGTGGTCGGCGTGGCAACGGTGATGATCCCGCCGGTAAAACCAACGCTGGTAACGGTTCCGTTGCCCTTGCTGTTGAACGTACTCCAATCGGTCGAACTTAACGCCCCGCGATTAGACGCAGAAGCAGTCGGTACTTGCAGCGTGATAACCGGCGTGGTTGTGCCGTTTGCCACGGTGCTGGACAGGTCTGTGCCGGTCGTGCCAAGGGTCAGCGCCGCCACGCTGGTGACCGAGCCACCCGCGTCTGTGGCCCATGTGGGCGTTCCAGCACCGCCGCTAGTCAGTACCTGGCCCAGTGTCCCGGCGGCACTGACTGCCAGTGCGGGGCCGGTGCCGTAGACTATGCCGCCGGCTGTCGGGCTACCGTCCAGATTGTAGTTGGCGATGGTGCCGGTCTGCACAACGGGCTGGAGGTACGCGCCTTGGATGGCGGCTTCGGCGTTCTCAAACCGCGACATCATCGACATCAGTTGCGCGGTGTCTAAGGTTGCTAGGAAGTCGCCCGATTGATCCGCATACTGCGGAGCGATGTTCTGATTAATTTGGATTAGCAACTCGGTCAGGTCGGGCTGGTTGGTTGGCCCAAGCTGCAATTCCTCAAGCGATATGGGGTTGTTGCCGCTACCGGTTAAGACAAACAGGTTGAGAAAGAACCGATACCACTCCCGCGCCATGAGGCCGGTGCGCTCGTCAACAAACGGCACCCGAGGTGCGGGGATGTTGGTGATGTTGAGGTTAGGCATTGGTTGGAGTAACGAACAATTCAGCGCCCATGATGGCGATCTTGACCGGATCTGTTCCAGACACCTCGTAGACCCTGTCGCGGATCTTCTCGGTCATGCCCAACCGCCGCCAGATAGTGCGGGTGCCATAAGCCCCGAGCTTGCCCATCGAGTTCCAGTGTTCGTTTGACCAAGTGTGCCCAGCGTCATCCGACCAGCGCAGCATGACTTGCGGATCGTAATTAGGAGCAGCGGTGTAGGCTTCCGTTTCCAAAGCGTAACCGTTGTAATCCTCAGCGGGTTGCACTTGCGTCACCAGCGGTTCGTTACCGTCGCCGGCTTCAGTAACTAGCTGGTCACCGGCTTGCGTGGTCAAATAGCCTTGCACAAACTCAGCCACGATGATGTTACCGGATTCAGTGGCAAGGTCTTCGCCATCGTAAGCGGGATAGGCATTCAACCCAACGCCTGTTTCGGCATCCAATTGCAGCGAGTGGTGCGCGGTGCGTTTCAGGTTGTTTTGGCCTGTCGGCAAAGCTCTCCATGACCGCAGCCACTTCTGAAGCTGGTCATCGTCAGCGTAGACATCAAGATCAAAAGCGTACAGCCGCCCGTCTTCGTAGTCCCCGACTACAACCTCGCTGTTAAACGACATCTGGCAGTTGCTGCGGTGCCGGACAAATTGTCCGTTCTCGAACCCAGCACGTTCATGCCACAACTGGGTTGATACGTCATAAACCCATGTCGCTTCGGCAGACGGAAAGATCAGCACATAGAACGGATGCCCGTCCTGCTGGTAGGTGTAGGCAATCGCATCGGAGATGCTGCCGTAGCTCTGCATGGCGTATTCCACCGCGTTGGTTGAGATCCGCGCGGGCGTGTAGCCGTTAGCCCGGTAGACAATCCCCCGCCCCCGAGCGTCCGATCCTAGCCAGAACACGCTGTTGTCAAGCTTTGCCACAGAGTACGCGGCCTCGCACCCAACCTCCATGAACGCGCCTTGAATCCGCGCTAGGGGGAAGTCTGGCGTGCCCGCGTCATACCAAACCTCAACACTGGTGGTGCCAAACAGGAATATCTCGCGGTGGTCTACGATCAGCGCAATCACGTTGTCGGGGTAGCCTTCCGCGCTGGCAAAGTCCAGCGGATCTACAGAAGTCCCGTCAAGTAGGCTGGTAACCCAAAACTTTTGCGAGTCTGGTTCGTTAAATACAAAATACCCGTCAAGGTATCCAACCGATCCTGCACCAGGGAAGTCCACATCCGTAATCTGGGCAAACACCAACGTGGATACGTTGTAGATGTAGCTCAGCGGGTTGCAAGCAATAAATATCTGGGCGCCATTGTCAGCCATACTGACCGGGCCAGTGCCTGACACTGTGCCTCGCAGAGTAGCAACGTAACTGGTGTTCATACTGTATAACTGAACCCCAGACACCACATAGGCTACGCCGTTGGTAACCCACAAACCGCGAATAGGGCCGGTGCCAACAGTTGCAAGCAGACGCAGGCCCGGACACCGCAACAGAAAGCCCGCCTCTTTTCCGCCGCTGCCTTCGGGGATAGCTTCGGGAAACAAATTAACGCACCTATTATTGGCAGCATTTACCGACCGAGCTATGTACGCACCTCCCAAAATAGGCGATTTCATTCTGGAAACTTACTATGGTAAAATGCCGGTACCCAAAAGGGAAAACAACCATGGAAAATGATTCCGATATTACGCTTTCGTATATTCGACAAGTATTGTTGTATTGCCCTACTACCGGCGTTTTTGCATGGAAAGAAAGAAAAACTAGGCAAGATCTTATTGGTTGCGTTGCCGGAAGTATTGGCTCTCACGGCTATCTCGCCATTGGTGTGCTTAACCGAAAACGACTCGCGCATAGGCTGGCTTGGTTTTACACAAATGGAATTTGGCCCAAATCGCATATTGACCACATAGACGGAAACAAACTTAATAATTGTTTTTCTAATTTGCGCGAAGTAACGCGATTTGGAAACCTTCAAAATATGCGGCAAGCTACCAAAAGAAATAAAACTCAACTGCTTGGCGTGTCGTTGCATCAAGGTAAATGGCGTGTTCAAATAATGACGCAGGGGCAAAGAATTCGCATAAGCGGGTTTAACACGCCAGAAGAAGCGCATCAAAAATATCTGCTGCTTAAACGAGAGTTTCATTTAACTTGCACCATATAAGTCATTTACCATAATCCAACGTTTTCACTTACGCCGCAACTGCTTTAATAACCGCAAAATTAAAAACGGGGATTTCTGTGGTGGTGCCGCCCGTTGTGCGGAACGTAAGGTTAAAGCTACCCGCCGCTACTGCGGTGACCATCAGATCGTACAGGTCTGTTCCTGACTTTTGATTTAGGATAATTACATCCGTTGCCGCCACGGTGCTATTGGTCACGGTAAAC